TCGTTGGCGCAGACAGCTTCATCGCCCTCACCGCCCAGACCACGGCTTCTCTGCCTGCGGCTGCCGCGGCTAACGCAGGTCATGTCCGCCTGATCAGCGACAACGGCGCTGGCAACAACGAGTACTGCATTGTTGTCTCGACGGGCGCTGCTTGGGTCACCGCTGTCGGCGCGGCTCTTAGCTAATAGGAGTACAGCATAATGGGCGCGTCAGATATCCTTTCCGGACACCTCCACAGCAGCGGATTTATCCGTAAGGCCAGAACCCGCATCAAAGCTTTCGACGTTGTCGGAACCAGCAGCGCTGGAATGCTGGAGTTCTGGGACACTACTGTCGCGCCCACGGCTGCCACCTATGGCCGCAGCGGAACGACAGTGACAGTAACCAGCGTCGGCCACGGTTTGAGCACGGGTGACGTTGTAGGCATCTCCTTTCAAGAAGCTTCCGGGGTCATCGCGACTCCCGGGAGCTACACCATCACCGTAACAGGTAACGACACCTTTACGTTGACGGACATCAACAGCGGTACGATTGCCACCAGCACGGTTTGTCGGTACGTGTCCGGCAAGCAGAACGGGTATAGCTACCGCTGGCTTGCGACCTACCACACATCTGCCACTGACATCTTCTTCAACGGCTTCAGTGTCCCTGAGGAGGGTTTTCTTGCCCGCGTTGGTGTGTACATCTATGCGGAAAACCTAGATTCCATCAACGTATACTATGGTTGATAGGGCTATGGCCAAGACCCCAGCTTGGACACGCAAGGAGGGTAAGGACCCGAAAGGCGGCCTGAACGCCAAGGGCCGAGCTTCGGCGAAGGCGCAGGGGATGAACCTGAAGCCCCCGGCTCCGAACCCGAAGAGCAAGGAAGACAAAGGCCGACGCGCGTCATTCTGTGCCCGAATGTCCGGGATGAAGGCGAAGCTGACGAGCGAGAAGACCAAGCGCGATCCAAACAGCCGGATCAATAAGTCACTTCGAGCGTGGAACTGCTGACATGAACCGTGGTAGTATGACCCAACAGATCACGGAAACCGGAGGGAAGAGGATGGCAAAGGTTGGCTTGTATGCTAACATCAACGCCAAGCGGAAGCGCATCGCCGCAGGCTCTGACGAGAAGATGCGGAAACCGGGAACCAAGGGCGCACCGACCGCACAAGCGTTTCGGCAGTCCGCCAAAACAGCGAAGGGGAAGAAATGATGAAGGCTGGCAAAAAGGGCGGCAAGGGCTGCTCGGCTGACATGATCAGCCCACGCAAGGCTATGGCCATGGGCATGAAGCCTGCAGTGGTCAAGAAGGGCAAGAAGTAAACCATGGCAACCTCAGGGACCCGGACGTTCAATCTGGACGTCGGCGAGCTTATCGAAGAGGCGTATGAGCGGTGCGGGCTTGAAGTCCGCACAGGCTACGACGCGCGCACGGCACGGCGGTCCCTGAACCTGATGTTCGCTGAGTGGGCCAACCGCGGTTTGAACCTGTGGACCGTGAACCAAGCCACGATCACCGTCACGGTCAACGTCGCGACCTACACCGTCAACGCCGATCACGCGGACATCCTTGAGATGGTTCTTCGTCGGGACGGCACGGATTACGAAGTCGAGCGCATCAGCCGCGGGGACTTCTTCCTTCTGCCCAACAAGACCACGCAGGGGCGGCCGTCGCAGTTCTACTACGACCGCCAGATCGCTCCGAAGATCACTGTCTGGCAGGTTCCCGAGAACTCGACCGACCAGTTGATCTACTACTACGTCCGGCGCATCGAGGACGCAGGAACCTTGCAGAACACCACCGACATGCCGTGGCGGTTCTACCCTTGCATGGTTGCTGGCTTGGCTTACTATCTTGCCATGAAGCGGGCCCCTGACCGGATGGCCATGCTCAAGGCGATCTATGACGAAGAGTTCACGCGCGCGGCCGAAGAAGACGAGGACCGGGTGCCGTTGAAGCTGCAGCCTGATGTGGCCTACCTGAGGTTCTGATGACGTATGCCAGCGGTAAAAAGGCTTGGGGTATTTCTGATCGCTCCGGCGTCCGCTTCCGGCTGCGCGACATGCGAAAAGAATGGACGGGACTTCTCGTCGGCCCGGATGAGTATGACCCGAAGCATCCGCAGCTCTTCCCGCCTAAGGCCTACCCTGACCCGCAGGCGCTTCGAAATCCTCGTCCCGACCCAGAGGCAGGGCACGTCTACGTCTCGGTCGGCAACACAGTCTTCCCGCCAGTTGCAATCATCTACCCGGTGGTTGGCACTGTCGGCTTCGTTACGGTGGTGACCACATGAGCTTTACTTACGGCCAGCTGAAGCAGGCTCTGCAGGACTATCTCGAGACCTCGGAGACCACCTTCGTCAACAACCTCCCGCTCTTCATCCGCCTGTCGGAAGAGCGTATTCTCAAGAACGTCCAGCTAAGTCTGTTCCGCAACAATGTCTCCGCCAACGCAACTTCTGGGGACCGCTTCCTCGGCTGCCCGTCGGACTTCCTTGCGCCGTTGTCTTTGTGTTACACGGACGCTGGGAACGATAAAGTTTTTCTGGAGTTTAAGGACGTCAGCTTTGTTCAAGAGTATTCCCCGGACGCAGCCGTTACGGGGGCTCCTCGGTACTACGCTCAGTTTGACAACCAGAACTTTATTCTGGGTCCGACTCCGAACTCGGCGTACTCGATGGAGCTGCACTATTTTTACCGCCCTGCCAGCCTGACGGCTGGGTCTGACAGCGGGACCACGTGGCTTAGCATCAACGCCGAACTGACGTTGTTCTACGGCGCGATGATCGAGGCCTACCTGTTCCTCAAAGGTGACCCCGACCTTTTGGCAAGCTACGACAAGCGCTTCCAAGAGTCACTCGTGGGCCTCAAGATGCTGGGCGAAGCGAAGCAGGTCACCGATGAATATCGCAAGGGCATGGTTGTGAGGTCCAAGGAATAATGTTTGGCGCGAAACTCTCTTTGCCTGAGACCCCCGTTGTCGTGGTAACGACCACAAGCGGCCGAGGGGAAACCCCTGAGGAAGTGGCGATGCGTTGCGTAAGCAAGCTCATCAGTGTGTCCGATAACGCCCCGCAAGAGATCAGGGACCAAGCGCTTGCGTACCGCGCGGCCGTTCTCGCGGTCGTCACGAGATACATGACATTTGCTGTCGCACAGGATCGTGTTACGGTATATAATGCCCTTGTAGAGGCTGGGCAGCCACAACTGGCGGAAGCCATTAAAAAGCTATAGGAGGCCGCGATGGCAATTACTCAGGCAATGTGCACTTCGTTCAAGGATCAACTCCTCGAGGGTGCTCACGACTTCCGCGCGAGCGGCGGGGACACTTTTAAGCTGGCGTTGTACACCAGCGCGGCCACCCTTGACGCAACCACGACGGCGTACTCGGCTACGAACGAGGTTGCCAACTCTGGCTCCTATTCGGCTGGTGGCGGAACACTGACCAACGTCAACCCGACTACTTCCGGGACAACGGCCTTCACCGATTTCGACGACCTTTCGTTCACGACGGCGACTATCACGGCCCGCGGCGCGCTGATCTACAACACGACCCCGGCGCACACCTACACCAACCCGTCCGTCGTGGTTCTGGATTTTGGTAGTGATAAAACCTCGACGTCAGGCACCTTCACCATCCAATTCCCTGCCGCCACTGCGTCTGACGCGATCATTCGCATCTCTTAACAGAGAGGTTTTCCGTGGTTCTGGTACTAGAAGATAGGGTCCTTGAGACCTCTACGACGACGGGGACCGGGTCGTTCGCGTTACTCGGGCCTACTCAGGGGTTCCAATCTTTTAATGATGGTGTGGGCAACAACAACAGTACCTACTACGCGATTACGAATGTGGCGGCAGGCGAGTATGAAATCGGCATCGGCACCTACACGCTGTCCGGCTCAACCCTTTCTAGGGATATCGTTTTAGCGGGAACCTATGGCGTTGGGACTAACGTTCCCTTTGTTGCGGGGACTAAGAACGTCTTTTCGACGCTACCAGCTGGCAAGGCGGTGTATACTGGGAGAGCTGTTGCCATGGCTCTCGTGTTTGGATAGGGGGATAACCGATGGCTGCGCCAAACATCGTCAACGTGACCAGCATTATCGGCAAGACCGCGACTACAAACCTCACCAGCACGAGCGCATTTTCGGTGGTGAGCAACGCGGCGTCTTCGGGTCTTGTCCTGAAGATCAACACCTTGATCGTGTCGAACGTGGACGTCGCCGCTTCCGCCGACATCACGATCAACTACTACACCGCGGCGGCGCTGGGTGGTACTGCATTCCAGATTGCAAGCACTATTACCATCC